CCCACAAAATAAAGACCCAATTTGTCGTGCTTTCCCGAAAGGTTTGTTAGCGACTTATTGTTTTTAGTTCGAAATTGTATGTTTGACAATTTCAAAACAAGATGGTAATAAATAAATAGAATATGAGATTCTTTTTGTTTATTCGTTGAATTTATTCTCGAAAACTTGTAAAAACCCTCTCTAACCCGAATGGGCCTTGATCTCACTTAAGGTTAAATATGTTAGTTCCGTTGTTATTTTGGCAGAAGCGGAACATAATTGATTCAGCTAATTTTATAAATCTAATGAATATGCACACAGACCCACGAGAGACCACCCCCCCGCTTGAAAACCGGGCAGTTAGTAATGAAAGTGATTCCAGATTCGTGATTCCAAATTATAACGAATCTGATGAAAAACATGAATATGTTTTTGATTTACCAGTTAACTGGAAAGAAATTTTTAATAAAGAAGATTTTCCGTTGTGTTCTATTATGAGTGCACAGTGTGGAAATCATAATGATTTAGATCTAAATGAAGATATTGATTATGAATTAGATTTGGTTACTTTAATGGTTAAAATTCATGTAGCTATTGCTACTGGATGTGTTGATCATAGTTATCGTATTCCAAATTATATTGTATCAGAATTGGATGTTAGATCACCCCTTTGTGTTTGGAATAAAGGTATTTTTTACCAAGGACAATCCAAATTTTATGATCGCTTGATTGGTTTACAATATTATATTAGAGAAACAATGTATCTTGATTATGAAGTTATTAATGACTTCTTTGAGGATTGTTTTGACATTCTTGATGGTATTAATATTGATTTCCATCATCGTTTTGGTATGATTCAAGATATGGAAAATGAATTGTTTAAATTGAGTCTTAAATATAATTTTAGACTTGATGGTACAGTTTTCCCACTAACTACAGATCAAATGATTAGATTGGGATATAATAAGATCGTGTTTAAATCAGTTGCTCAATCCGGTGACAGTTCTTTTAAAGATAAGATGGCTAAAGTCTTATTTAAACAGAATGGATTGGAGCCAATTGGAGATATTAAAGTTGGAGATAGTGAAACTACCACTTTTGATTTTGTTAAATCTGTGTTTTCAGAATATAAGTCTGGAAATATAACTAATGATATTGATAGAATTGAACGTATTTTAACAGATGTCCGAGGTATACTTCCTGAAATTCCTATTAAACAAACCCAAGAACTTGTTGCTCAAGTTGAAGCTTTAGTTGATAAGTTCACTACTAAAAATGTTGAAGATGAAGGTACTAAAAAGAATAATTTACTGATAGTTTTTATTCTTTTTATTTGTTTTTCTCTTCTTTATGTTAAATATAAACATCCAATTTATTTGGCTATATCATCAGCCATCGCTGCTTATATGTTTTATACAACAGATTTTAAGAAAGTGTTTTCGAAAATCTTGAGTAAAACAGGCTTGTGGTCTTCTTTTTCAGAAACAATTTCTTCTATGTTTTTGACTGAAACTGAACCTCAAATGTCTTCTGGTTTATTTGAGAAATTATGTAAGCTTTTATCTTCTGTTTATACTGTTTTTTTAATTCATGATACCCCTGCAGAAAAAAGATATGAAGAAATTTATAAGAAAATATCCAATTGGGATAGATTTTCTAATAATATTTCTTCTATATTTAAAACTGTTATTGATTCTGGAACTCAAATCGCTGATGAAGTTATTAATATGACTAGTAAGGATGATGTAAGTTCTAAATATTCAAGATGGTTATCTTCAAACAATTATGAAATGGAAAATTTTATTAAACAAGTTGATGAACTTTGTTTAGAATTTTATAGTTTAAAACTTAAATCTAGTCAAGCTAATTTACTTAGAGCTTCTGCTTTAAGAGATGAAGGTAGACTTTTTATAAGACAGCTTGGTAGAACTCCAACTCCTTTAGCTATGATGCAAGTTATGCGTGAACTAGAAGTTATAATTAAAAAACTACAAACTTCTGATACTGCGGCTTTAGGTAATAGAGTAGAACCTGTTTTCATTTTGTTCGCAGGTCCTGCTGGAATTGGTAAATCTAAAGTTTGTAGAAGTTTAGCCCATTATTTGGTTGCTAAATCTCTTGCTACTGAGGAAGAGAAAGTTGAGTTTGTTAAAGATGCAAATTATTATATGTATTACCGTAAGTCTGGCGAGGCTTATTGGGAAGGTTATGAACCCTCAATGAAGGCCGTTATTTATGATGATATTAATCAATTTGTTGATATTCAAGGAGGAAGTTATTCTGAACCTTTGGAAATGATTTATCTTAATAATTCTGAACCTTATCCATTACCTATGGCTTTTGAATCAAAAGGAAAGATGTTTGCTAATCCTGATTTTGTTTTCGCATCCACTAATAGTGTTTGCCCTAACATTCAATCGATTAATCATCAAGAAGCTTATTATAGAAGAGCAAAACATACGTTTTATGTTATTCCTAAAGAGGAATATACTTTGGATTCAACTAAGGGTTTGGGATATGAAAGTCGAAAGATTGATTATTCTAAACTCCCTGTTGATGAAAAAGGAACTCCAATTTTAGGTAAAGATGTATTGTATTTTGTTAAGATTAGATATCCTTCTGTTGGTAAATATGAATTTACTGATGAGATTTTTTCCTATGATCAAATTTGTAGTTATGCCTTGGAATATCTTGTTCAAGCTAGAGCTATTCATGCTCAAGAGTGTGAAATGCTTAGGCAAGAAAGGGAAAGAGCTTTGTCAGAAGATCATCCTGTTACGAAACCACAATCTGGTTCACGTGATTCGAATGATTATTATCCTGATATGACTATTTCTGATGTTACTAAGTATGCTATGCCTGAATTGTTTCCTAGTTTTCTTGATGAAATTTGTGATGAAAATTATTCTCTTGATTCTTGGGATGAATCTGATTTATCTATTGTTAATAAGTTTATTGAAAGATATAATAAGAGAGACAAAAGCGCTGTCTTATTTATGTATGTACTTATGAAACATTATTGCAGTCATAATGAAAGTTCATTTTCTGATGAACCTAGTGTGTCTGAAGTTCTTGCTTCATATGGTGTATCTTATGGAACTCCTTTCTTTTGTCTTTTGGCAACACAAAATCAAAGTGAATTGGATAAATTAATTCGTGAGGCTATTTTAGCTAAACCAAAATTTACTCGACAATTTCGATTTCAAGTATTTCCTAATACTGGTATGTCTTATTATAATAAAATTCGTACTAAGTTATTAAACTTTCGCGATACTATTTATAATAAATATATCAAAAATACTTGGGTAGAAAGGTTTCTTCGAAGGATTAAAAATTTCTTTGTTGACAACCCTGTACTTATATCTGTTGTCTCTGGTATTGCTGTTTTTGGTTTGGTTCTTAACTGGCTTATGAATAAATTTGATATTCCTTTGCTTAAGAAAGTAGATAAAGATCCTGGAAATATTGAAGTGTCTGTCACTGTTATGAATGACATTTATAATAGGAAACCTGATGAAATCGAAATTATTCATCAACTTCTAGATAAAGATGATGATTTTAGAAAATTTTTGTCAGATGGAGATATTTCAGATGATTTTAAGATTTCATTTGTTAGTCAAAAGCTTGCTTGTAAACAATTTTATTACGACAGATGTTCTAAAGAATCTGAAGATAAGTTAGTTGATGTTTCAACTGCCGTTCATGAAGATTTGAAAGTTAAGAATGATCCAGAATATGGAAAGATTTTAAAAACTCAAAATAAAGTTGCCACTAAATATAAGCTTAAACCAGTTACAAAACCTCAGATGGGTTTGGGACTGGATAATAATGGTAATAATATTATGAATAAAATTATTTCTGGAAACTCTTATGAATTATATCATCTTGAAGATCATGTTTCAACTACTTATTCGAAACTTGGTTCTATTCTTTTTGTTTGTGGTCATATTGCTTGGCATCCTAAACATTATGTTGTTAGAATAGCAAATATTTGGGATGGTTGTGCTAGACATGGTTTCGATTATGGAGAGACTTGGTTAGAATTTAGACAAACAAATGATAAATATGTTAGAACATATAGAGCCAAAATGAAAGATCTTTTTAATTATGATAAAGAAAGTGGGTCATTATCTGGAGATTCCTTTGGAATTAATGATTCTTCTGATCTTATTCTTACTAAATTTAAAGTTCCTAATATGGGTTCTGCTTCTAATATTCTTAAATTTATTTGTACTCGGAAGGAATATGAAACTTGCAATCCCGATTCTCCAGGTTCATTGTTATCAATGAATGGTAGTAGATTTATGGTTGTTCCTGTTATTGCTAAGAAAAAATGGCTGCCTGTAGCTTATGAAGCTTATGGTGAGGCATTTGATTGCAAAGAAAATTTTTCTTATAGAGCTCCCACTGAAAATGGTGATTGTGGAGCTTTATTAGCATTGGACAAACCTAAACTTCCTACTTCTAGAATTTTTGGTATGCATGTTGCTGGAGCTGTTTCAACTCGAGTAGGACATGCAGAAGTTTCATTTAGAGAAGAAATTGAAGAATCTTTACTTTGCTTTGAAGAAGCTGATAGAGTTATCATGGAATATGATACTCGAATCGTGCATTCTGAAGCTCAATGTATTGGAGATGGACAATTTCCTTTTCTAGGCAATATTGATCCTAAGCAACCTTTAACTTATAAGAGTAATTTAGTTAAAAGTTCTTTATTTCAGAAATTGGATATTCCTTGTACTAAAGTTCCTGCAAGATTAGGTTCTGTTATGTACAATGGAGTTCGAACTGATCCTTGGGATCATAATATAAAAAAGTTTTGCCGAAATTCCTCAGTTTCTATTGATAAAGATATTCTTAATATGATTTGTGATCAAGTTTTTATTGATATGTGTAATGAAAGTGATATTTCGATTGAGAAAAGAGTTTTATCTATGGAAGAATCTGTGTTAGGAGATGAACAATTTAATCTTGGCAGTGTTCCTAGAAATACTAGTCCTGGTTATCCTTACATATGTGAATCTGTTCCAGGTAAACCTAAAAGATTTAGATTCTTCGGAACTCACATGCAACATTATGATCTAGATAATGAACATTATTTAAAACTTCAAGATAGAGTTGAAGATATAATTAATAGTGCTCGTTGTAATGTTAGGTTAAATCATTACTGTTGTGATAATCTAAAGGATGAATGTTTGAATCTTAATAAAGTTGTTGAAGATCTTAAAACACGAATCTTTAATAACATGCCGATTGATAAATTTATTGTTGATAAAATGTATTTTGGAGCTTTTGCTTCCTGGATAAATGCAAATAAAATCAATAATTCATTTGCTATTGGAGTTAATCCATTATCTGACGATTGGGATTGTTTAACTCGAAAGCTACTACGTTTTGGAAACGCTAATACACAAAATGTAGGTGCTGGAGATTATAAGTCCTTTGATGCAAATCAATTGAAAGATATTATGGATGCTATTTTAGATCGTATTATTAATAAATGGTATGGAGATGATTCTGTCAATAAAATTAGAAGTATTCTATTTATGGATATTTCTGATTCTATTCATATTAGAGGAGATTTAGTTTATAGATGGATTGGAAGTAATACTTCTGGAAACTTTTTAACTGCTCCTCTAAATTGTTTATATAACAGAGTTGCTATGTATTATTCTTGGTTGCGACTACATGATTTTGATGTTAGTTGTCTTCCTAAATTCAAAGATCATGTAGTTTTTGTATTTTTGGGAGATGATAATGTTTTTTCTGTTAGTCCTCAATATGTGTCTTCTTTTACGGAGGTTTATTTGAGTGAAGCTTTAGCTGATCTTGGTCTTAAGTACACTTCGGAGTTAAAGGATATTGTTAATGTCAAACTTCGGACAATCTTAGATGTTGAATTTCTTAAAAGAAAGTTTGTTTATCATCCTGCTTTAGGTAGATGGATGGGTGCATTGAGAATTGATGATTCTATTCAAGGTCTCTATTGGACTCATCGTGATCCAGATAAATATACTCTGGTTACAAAAGATAAAGTAGATAATGTTTTGTGTGAACTATCAATACATGGTAGAGAAACTTATGAACGTTTTGCGATTCAAATTAATTATGCTACTAGAAGATATATGGGATATACTTCTGATTTTTCAACTTACGAGTTAGCTTATGCTGCTGCTCTTAAGATGAAATTTTCATATTAATAATTTGATGGTGGTGGAACACCAAATAAAATTCCGTTGTTAACTTTGTTAACTCAGTTGTTATTGTCTGATCAAAACATAACAAAGTATGTGATTATTCTATTTTGGATCATGTGCTCTTAGTTTATTGGAAACAAATTTTAATCGAAATAGAAAACTTTAGATGTGAAGGCGGAATCTGTAAAATGTGAGTTTAAAATTGCAGATAAACGGTCCTATCTATTGGATATTTATATCAAAAAGGTGACTATTTAGTTGATGAGTACCATCCGGCAGTCCCGGTTAAACCTCCTCACACCAACCAAAACCCCCTGATCAGGTTAGATCGCTCAAACACCACCTACCACCGAAACCACCAACTTTCCTGTTTCTCAGGATAGTATTGAAAACGTTATGGCTACCACCGTATTTGTTTCTGAAGAAACATCTAAAATAGCCACAAAAAGAAATTATACACCATTGTTGAAACAAATCTTGACACGTCAAGATATTAACGAAGAACAGACTATAAAATCATTTTTGGGCAAACCTGTAATGATTGCAGATGGTTTGTTTCAGAGTTCTGATGTTGTTTCAACTTTTGGTCAATTTCATGTTCCTGGAAGTATTATTGGCTCAACTCCGTTGATTCAAAATAAACTTTCAGGGTTTTTAGGATTCAAGGCAACTACAGTTTTTACTTTGCAGGTTAATGCCAATCGATTTGTTCAAGGTAGATATTTGTTAAATTTCTATCCTTTGTGTGGAGCTTATGGTACTGTTGAAGCAGCTAGAAAATTAGCTATTCATCAGTATTCATTAATGCAACGCACACAGGTTCCTGGTATTCAAATTGATTTAAATTGTGAAACTCAAGTTGTTCTTAAAGTACCATTTGTTAGTGCTTATCCATTTTATCCAATGAGAGCTCTTAATACTAGTGTTTCTGCTAGATCTATTGGAGCTATTCAAATTCATCCTTATATTGCTACTAATGTTAATGTTTCTTATACTTTATTTGCTCATTTTGAAGATGTTGAACTTATTGGAGCTACAATTCCACAAAGTACTAACAGCGAACAAAAAAGTAAAGATATGGGAACAGTTGAAACTAACCTTAGAAAACTTACTATATCATCTAATTATGCTAAAAAGCTTCCTGTGATAGGTTCATCTATTGAATCTGTTGGTTGGGTTGCTGATATTATGGCAAATGTTGCTTCTGTTTGGGGATGGTCGAAACCTACTCAAAATACTGCTCCAGCTCCTATATTTAGACATAGAGGTTTACAAAATCAAAATATTGATGGTGCGGATGTTTCTGCAAAAATATCTTTGTCTTGTAAAAATGAAGTTGCTACTATAGACGGACTGTTAGGAAGCAATATCGATGAAATGTCTTTTAAGTATATTCAATCCATTCC